AGTTTAGCTACAATAAATAGCACAGAGGGTGTTTTATATGCAGAGATTTTTATTGAGGAAAATATAGAAAGCAACATAAATATATCTTTATCTGCTGGAGTGCATCAAAGAAATTTAGTTAAGCTCATTTATTTACCATCAACAAATGAATTAAAAGCAGAAGCCTACAATTTGGTAGGTGTAAGTACAGTAATAACTTACTTAAATCTTACATTAGGACAATACAATAAAATATCAATCTCTTATAATTCCACAATATTAAAATTATATGTAAATGGTACTCAAGTAGGTTCTACGAGTATGAACGGATTACCATCTGGATTAGACAGATTAAGTTTTGATAGAGCAGACAATGTAGCGAATTTCTACGGCAAAACAAAAGCACTTGCAGTTTGGAAAGAGGCTTTAAGTGACCAAGAACTAACAGAACTAACAACAATATAATGAATATATATAAAACAAATTTTCCAACAGAACAAGAGGGCAAAGACTACCTTTTAAGTATTGGTGTTTTAGTTGAAACAGATAACGAGATAGTATTTGCAAAAGATACGGCAGCGGTTGTTTATATCGGTAAGGTTGTAAAGATACCAGCTACTTATGATGCAGATGGAAATATAATTACACCAGCAGTTTACTATGACGGCTACGCTATCGATGTAATGAGCGCAAAGCCAAACCTTGACTTTGGCTCTTTTATGGTGTATCCGGGGGATGCAGCAGCGCATAGTTTTATGGGTTGGCCAAGAGGCGCAGAAGTACCGCCTGCAAATATTGAAGAATAAAACAAGGTTTTTAAAAAAACACGTAACTATATAATAAGAGTTTAAAAAAAACAAATAAAATTAAATAAAATGGAATTTAATCTACCAAGTCAAATCGTAAAAGATTTGAATTTCGGCGATAAGGCACGAAATAAAATATTGTCAGGCGTTTATAAATTATCCGACGCAGTGAAGTCAACATTAGGAGCTTCAGGAAAATGCGTAATATACGAGGACGCAATGGGCAGGCCGGTGATAACAAAAGACGGGGTAACCGTTGCAGAAAGCGTAGTCTTAATGGACCCGGTCGAGAATATAGGTGCAACCCTAATAAAGGAAGCAGCTAATAATACAGTGAGAGAAGCGGGTGACGGTACTACTACAGCTACCGTTCTCGCATCTTCATTACTAACAGGACTAAACGAATACAAGGGTGAAGAAAAAATTAGGAGTATTAAAGACGGCATTCAAGAATGTTATAAAGAAATTGTGGATTATCTTGACAATGCCAGTATACCAGTTGAAGGCGACATGCTTAAACAGGTTGCTTATATCAGTTGTAATAATGACAAAAGTCTTGGAGATAAAATTGGAGAGGCTTTCGAAAAAGTTGGAAAGAATGGCGTCGTTTTAATGGAGGACTCTGAAACAAATGATACGTATGTAGATTTTGTGGAAGGGACCCAATTCAATGCAGGTATAAAATCAGTGCACTTATTAACAGATAAAGATAAAGGCACAGCTGTACTTGAAAATCCATACGTTTTAATAGTAAGTTCAAACATACCAAGCGTGCGTCGTATACAAAGTATATTAGAGCATGTAGTTAAAACAAAAAGAGCATTACTTATTGTAGCCCCAATGGACCAGCAGCCATACGCTACATTGCTAGCAAATAAGGTTAAGGGTAATATTAAAGTAAACATTGTTGATCTACCTGGCTTTGGGCCGACCAAGCAAGATACAATTGAAGACTTGGCTATATTGACAGGTGCTACTGTTGTGAACGAAGAACTTGGGGATGATTTAGATCTAATCGATCCGGGTGTTTTAGGGGAAGTAATAAAATCTGTTACCGACAGCAAGAACACTACATTGCAAATAAAAGAAAACACGGCAGACTTATCTGAAAGGATAACTGAGGTGAACAATAAGATAGAAAAAGAAACAAACAGCTATATCAAGAAAAAGCTTGAAGAGCGTTTGTCTATGCTAACAGGTAAAGTTGGTGTTGTTTACGTAGGTGCTGATTCCGCAGTTGAGCTAAAAGAAAAGAAAGATAGAGTTGAAGACGCAATTCATGCAACTAAAGCCGCTTTGCAAGAGGGTATTATACCTGGAGGTGGAACTGCTTTATTAAATGCTGCTCAACTTATAGAGTCTAAAAACGATGGCTACAGTATATTATTAAAAGCCATACAGGAACCATACAAAATAATCCTAGGTAATGCCGGGTATTCTGATTACGAATTTCCAAAAGCCAAATCAGAAGCAAGTGAAGCTAAAGGAGCTAAGGAAGACTGGGTAGGTATCGGGGTGGATGTAACCTGCGGTTGTTATAAAAGAATGATAGAAAGCGGTATTATAGATCCCGTGTTAGTAACCAAGTCTGCATTAAAGAATGCGATAAGTGTTGCTACCACAATTATATCAGCTGATTGTATAATCTCAAATGTAAGATCTCTTGAAGGCAATTAATTACTACATCGTTATAGATAAGATAAAGGAAGCACCGAAAACGGTTGCTGGCCTAGAATTAACTGAAACACAGAACACAGACATTAGGTACTTAAAAGCCGAGGTTATAAGCGCTGGTGATAAGGTTGATTATATAAAAGAAGGTAGTGTTGTTAGGTATGACAAACACGCGGGTCACGGGATAGAATGGAATGACAAGATGTATCATGTTATTACTATAAATGATATAGTGCTAGTCGAATGAGACTAAGCGCGCAAGATCTAAGAAATAAGAATATTTTTAAGTATTACAGGCTCGTTAGAAAATGGGCTTGTAAAACTTACGGGTTAAAAGACGCAGACTTAGAGCTACTTATTTACTTAGATTGTAAAAAGCATTTTATACGTAATGATTTTATTAATGGTGCATATACGTATTCCTGGGATAAAGCAAGATGGGAAAGACTGCGTAAGAACGAGTGGATAACCATTTTTAGCAAAAGGAATAGAACTACGATGAAGTATAATACGTATACAACATCATTTAAGTGTAAGCAACTTATAACAAGAATATACAGAATATTACTCGGCGAGGAAGATTTACCTACGTCGGCAAAAAGCACATTTTATAAAAATAAAACGTACACAGATAAAGTGTTTAACCATGCTATCGATAACATGATAAAAGATAGTGAAAGATAAAATAACTATGGCATTTAAAATGAACCCAAAATCCCCCTTATTGATGAAAGCAATGGGGTATGCATCACCAGCAAAACAAACAATGAAATCCGGTAGTAGTATGACAGCTGCCGAAAAGAAAGCAATGAGTGATAAATCCGTATTTGGACCAGACGGTAAAAATGTTGCAAAACCACCAAAAAGTAAATCTAAGTCAAAATACGACAAATCTCCAGCTAAGCAACGCTCTGGAGGAATAAGAAACATTTCAGAAGAAATGGAACCAGCGCAAGGGCGCGGAATGAAAAAAGAGCTTAGGCGTATAAACAAGAAAAAGCCATCTACTATAGAGGCTGAAAGTGTTAAAGTTGAGGATCCTAAAAAAGGCATAGTGGATACCTTGCCTAAAAATAATGGAAACAACAAAACTAAAAAAGACGCAAAACAATTAACCGCTAAGCAAAAAGCTCTTAAAGCTTTAAAGGATGCTCAAGAAGATAATGAAGTTTCAAATATTGAAAAAGAAACTTCTAAAGTAAAAAAGAATTCTACAAAGAAAAGAAAGCAAGCAAAAAGAAAAGACAGCCAAGCAGAGCGAAGAACTGAAAAAATAAAAAGGTTAGACGAAAGAATTGAAAGAAGAAAAGCTCGAAGATCTCCTGCTAAGCAAATGAGTAAGCTTAAAAATAATCCAAAAGGATAAATGGCATTTAGGTTAAAGCCACATTCTGAAATATTCGGTTTGCATGACGCTACGTCAGAGTTTGGCACACCCGTTATTATAAAAGACGATTTGGAAGAAGGAGTACAAGCAGAAGCTAATAGAGATGGAACGATTTTTGTTAGCTCAGACTTGCCTGAAAGCAAAGTGCAAGATGCCGTAAACCACGAAAAAGTTCATTTGGATCAAATGGCTTCTGGTAGATTGCAATATTCAGATGATTCTGTTACTTGGAAACGAGATACAAAATCGCCTGCTAGAAAATACGACAGAGCAACAATGAACGAGGGACATCCTGATTTCGAGTGGGAAAACGAAGCATATAAACAATCATAATTATGGGATTAAATTTTAGAGGATCAGCTAATAGGTTTAAATATAAAAACCAAAACAGCTTTCAAGATAAATCAGCGCCTGGCCCAAGAAGAGGTGTTGGCGGAGATCAGCCGGGTAATTTAGCTAGGGCTGAAAAAAGGTTTGGAAGAATATCTAGTCCGGCTAAAATAAAGAAAAACTTTTACGGAGGTGAAGCTTATTTTCAAGATGGCTATAGTGGCGATCTAGCTAATAGCTTACCTATAACACGTAAATCAAGTTCTCCTCTTAAGATTAATATGGCTTTAGTTGATGGCGCAGCGCGTTCTGCGAAAAAATTTACTGATATTGGAGCAGCTGTCGCGGATGGATTTAAAACATTAGAACCAGAGCCTGAAGTAGTTGACTTAGGCGCTACATATCCAGAAGTACCTGACGGCAATGCCGGCGAAGGCGAAGGCGAAGAAGGAACAACAGAAGAAACAACAGAAGAAACAACAAATACAGATACAGATGAACAATAGACCAATTACAGCCCGCGTCAAAAGCGGTATGTTCAAAACAAAAGAGCCTTTACTAAATGTAGGACCGGCTGGAGTTGATGGAAATAACAAGACTCGCACTATGCCTTCCCCAAGTAAAATGAAAGGGTATACTATGAAGTCTTCGCCTTTTAAGCAAGCAAAAACAGGTGATACCAACGCTGCAGATGAAGCAATAGGAAATTCACAAAACGCTCAGTACAGAATAGGGCCAAACGGTGAGCTTTCAGCAAGGTCTATTATAAAAGTTGTTACACCTGGAGAGGATACTTTCATAGAAGGCACGCCAGATGTAGTTACTAAGAAGCCTTACGTAGGGGCGGCTAATGATGCCTGCTCACCTCAATACATTGCGGCGAATGGGCGAGCTAAGTGTGATGAATATGAAGCATTACCCCAGAAAGTAAAGGACGAAGCAAATACAACAACAGTAAAAGGTACCCCTGATAAAACAGTTAAAGGTAAAGACAAAGTAACCGAAGTACCATCTGATAAAAAGATATACCGAAAAGTTGAAGGAAGAGCATCAAGTGCTTACGCCACCCGTAATAACTTAAGGAAAGCAAAAGTAGCAGCTCGCAATGAAAAAAAGTATCAAAGAAAAGAAGACAGGGCAGCTCGCCTCGCCAAGGGCGGTGAAGACCTTTCCGCAAAAGATCAAAGAAGAGCTAGAAAAAAGAAGCAGGCTGAAGACGTTAATAAAGTTGCAAAGTCTGAAATGCTAAATGCAACAACTCAATCTGCTCAGGGCCAATCCGCATTTGACACATCGCAAAAAACAAGGCTTCAAGATGTTGAGGATTCTGCAGGAAGCTTGACTAGAGATGAGCAAAAAAATGCCGGCAAGGGTGTAGCTAAAATGAAAAACACAGGTTTCTTTAAAAAGAAATCACCTATGAAAATGAAGTACTTTAAAAAGTGAAAGCAAAAGGACTAGGAGATACAATAGAAAAAATTACAACCGTAACCGGAATTAAAAAAGCTGTTAAGGCTTTACCCTGGGATTGCGGTTGTAATAAAAGAAAAAAAACATTAAACAAGATGTTTCCATATAAGTAACAATTAAATTTAATTAAATGAAAAAAGAAAAAGACTACACAGAGTTTGAAGTTGTTAAAGATAACCAGCTCAGCGAATCTGAATTAAATGAATTGCGAGAAGCTGTAAATCGTGTAAACGAAACACAAATGCAAATAGGTGGGCTTGAAGCACACAAGGCTAAACTTCTAGCCGAAATATTATTATTCACTAAAGAAGTAGAAAGCACTCAAAAAATACTTGCCTCTAAATACGGGGACGTAAGCATCGATCTTAATACTGGTAAATTTACAGAAAATGCAGTTAATAAGAAAGATTAGTATAGGCAAAGATTATAAGAATGACGCAATGCACTATGCTGTAGGGCAGGAAGTATACGGTGGGCACACTATAGATAGTATTATAGAGGAGGACAACAAATACACTGTGTATATATCTAAAGGGGATATTCTTATGCCTTGGAAAGATTTCAATAAGAACATGTCAATATCCGTAGAATATAATATTTCATGGTAAAATGCAAAGTGTATTTAATTACCTTGTAACACCACAAGGAGGCAGAACGACAGGACAGACTACAATTGAAGGACAAGAATTACTATTAAACACTGAGTTACAAAACCACGAGTATTCAAATAGAATAGGGGTTATACTAAGTTTACCATTAGCTAAAAAATACCAAGAACTTAGAGAAGGAGATGAAGTAATATTACATCACAATGTGTTTAGAAGATTCAGAGATGTAAGAGGTGAAGAAAAAAATAGTAAAAGCTATTTAACAGAAGAAACTTATTTGGCACAGCCGGATCAGATATACGCATACAAAAGAGACGGCGAATGGAAAGCTTTAGAAGGTTTTTGTTTTGTTGCCCCAATCAAGGAAACTAAAATGTTTTCTATTGAAAAAGAAAAGCCACTGATAGGCGTGGTTAAATATTGTACTTGCGGCTTAGAAGTAGATAATATAGTAGGATTTGTACCTACATCAGAATACGAGTTTATTATAGAAGGGCAGAGGTTATACCGAGTACCCACCAATTCAATTACAATCAATTATGGACATAAAGGAAACGAAGAGGAATATAATCCTAGCTGGGCAGAAAGCAGTTGAAGAATTAATAAAGGTAGCTAAAGAAGCTATCGTGGATTCAGACGACGACATATCAGCAGACAGGCTTAAGAATGCAGCGGCTACAAAAAAGCTAGCTATATTCGATGCTTTCGAAATCCTAAATCGTATTAATGACGAGCAAAGAGCTTTAGATGGTAAGCCAAAAGAAGAAGCTGAAAAAAAAGACTTCAAAGGCTTTGCTGAAAAAAGATCTAAGTAATGTATACGCAGGATCTATACAGTATAATAACACCTATTAAGCCAAATACTATATCTAGATTAAATAGAAGTAGAAAATGGGAATATGGATATAACAAAGAACACGACGTTGTTGTTATAAGCAGAACAGGTAAAATAGGGGAAATATACAATATACAAGGTTTAAAAATTGCTTTGCCGGCTGAGCCTGCTAAAGTAAGTAAAGAAACCAGCAAATGGACACCGGAAGAATATCCTAAAGAGCTAAAGAGTATTAACAGTATATTTGATTGGCGCGATTATCCAAATGAATTTAAAGAAACTTGGGAAAAATATATAGATGAACAATTTAGAAAAAGAGAGGAGGGTCATTGGTTCAATAATAAAGGCGTGGCTACTTACATTACTGGTACTCACTTTATGTACTTGCAGTGGTCCAAGATTGACGTTGGGCAACCTGACTTTAGAGAATCAAACAGATTATTCTATATATTCTGGGAAGCTTGTAAAGCAGACAAAAGATGTTACGGAATGTCCTACCTCAAAAATAGACGATCTGGATTTTCTTTTATGGCTTCCGGCGAGACTGTTAACCAAGCAACAATATCTTCAGATGCTCGATTTGGAATACTGTCCAAATCTGGGGGTGATGCAAAGAAGATGTTTACAGACAAAGTTGTACCAATATCGATTAACTATCCATTCTTCTTTAAACCAATACAAGACGGAATGGACCGTCCCAAAACAGAACTCGCCTACAGAGTTCCCGCATCAAAGTTTACAAGAAAGAAGCTCGACTCTAACGCCGCAACGGAAGACATTATCGGGCTCGATACCACAATCGACTGGAAAAACACAGGTGACAACGCATACGATGGTGAAAAACTAAAATTACTAGTACACGACGAAAGCGGTAAATGGGAAAGGCCAAACAATATACTTAATAACTGGCGAGTAACTAAAACTTGTTTAAGACTAGGTAGTAGAATTATAGGCAAGTGTATGATGGGATCAACATCAAATGCTTTAGACAAAGGAGGAGAAAACTTTAAGAAACTATATAATAGTTCTGATGTAACAAAGAGAAATGCAAACGGGCAAACAAAGTCTGGATTGTATTCTTTGTTTATTCCTATGGAATGGAATTACGAAGGTTTTATTGACGAATACGGACATCCGGTATTTAATAAGCCGCCAGAAGGCACCGTGGGGCCACACGGAGACGTTATAGAAGTCGGAGTCATTGAGCACTGGAATAATGAGGTAGATGGATTAAAAGGCGACCAGGACGCTCTAAATGAGTTTTACAGACAATTCCCTAGAACAGAGGAACACGCGTTCAGAGACGAAACAAAAAATAGTATATTTAATTTAGCAAAAATATACGAACAAATAGATTATAACGAAGACTTAGGCAACAGTAATGTCCTAACAAGAGGAAGCTTCCAGTGGGAACACGGTGTTAAAGACACGAAAGTAATATTTAATCCAAACCCTCAAGGTAGATTTTTAATTTCTTGGACACCTAGTTATAATATTCAAAATAGGCAAACTACACGTAATGGTATAAAGTATCCAGGCAATGAACACATGGGCGCTTTCGGTTGCGATAGTTATGATATATCTGGAACGACAGACGGAAGAGGATCTAAGGGTGCTTTGCACGGGTTAACTAAATTTAGTATGGAAGATGCCCCACCGAGTACTTTCTTTCTGGAATATGTAGCAAGACCGCAAACAGCAGAAATGTTTTTTGAAGATGTGCTAATGGCATGTGTATTTTACGGTATGCCCTTACTATGCGAAAATAATAAGCCTAGGCTTTTATATTATTTTAAAAGAAGAGGCTATCGCGGGTACTCAATGAATAGGCCAGATAAGCTTTGGAACAAGTTGTCGGTAACAGAGAAAGAAATTGGTGGAATACCAAACTCAAGTGAGGATATAAAACAAGCTCACGCGGCAGCTATTGAAATGTATATAGACAGACACGTTGGTTTAAATGAAGAAGGCCAGTATGGAACGATGTACTTTAACGAAACATTAAACGATTGGTCTAAATTTGATATAAATAATAGGACAAAATTTGATGCTGCTATTAGTTCTGGTTTAGCTATAATGGCTTGTAACAAAGATTTATATAGGCCAAGTAATAAAATACAAAGGCAAGTTGTTAATTTAAGATTTGCAAAATACTCTCACGAGGGTACGGCATCAAAAATAATAAAAAAATAATATGGCGAATAGCGTAACAAATAGTTTTTTCCCTAGCCAGGTGGTAAGTGATCAGGAGAAAGCTTCTCAAGATTACGGATTGAGAGTTGGTAGAGCGATTCAAAATGAATGGTTCAGCAGCAACTCAGGCGTAACTCGCTTTAGAAGTAATCAAAATTCTTTTCATACATTAAGGCTATATTCAAGGGGGGAGCAGCCAGTGCAGAAATATAAAGATGAACTTTCCATAAATGGTGATTTATCTTATTTAAACTTAGACTGGAAGCCGCCTCCAATATTATCAAAGTTTGTTGATATAGTTGTTAATGGCATCGCGGATAGATCTTTTGATATTACCACTTATTCGCAAGATCCGTATGGAGTAAGCAAGAGGACTGCTTATATGGAGTCTATTATAAGAGACAAGCAAACAGAAGAGCTAAACAACTTTGCCCAAGAAAATTTTGGTATTAATCTTTTTGAAAATCCTCCCGAAAGTTTACCAGATTCTCAAGAAGAGCTAGATATACACATGCAGCTTACTTATAAGCAAGGTATAGAAATAGCAGAAGAAACCGCGCTTAACACACTGCTGGACGAAAACAGGTATGACTTAACAAAAAGAAGAACTTACCTAGATTTGGTAACATTAGGTATTGGTTGCGTAAAAAATAACTTTTCAGAATCAGAAGGAGTAACGATTGATTATGTGGATCCAGCTTATTTAGTATATTCATACACAGAAGATCCTTACTTTCAGGACATATATTACGCGGGAGAAGTTAGGTTTGTACCAATAAATGAAATTAAAAAGCAATTCCCTAACTTAACGCAGGATCAATTAGAAAAAATCCAACAGCAAGGGACACAAAATTATGGTGTATTTGATCAGAATGTAGGCAATCAATACAACAACAACAGGGACTCAAACGTTATACAGGTTTTATACTTTAATTATAAAACGTATATGAATGAGGTGTATAAGGTCAAAGAAACTGCAACAGGCGCTACGAAAATAATAGTACGCGACGATCAATTTGATCCACCGGTAGAAATGCTGGAAGAGCAGTTTGGCAAAATGTCAAGATCTCTTGAGGTGCTTTATGAAGGTGTTATGATTGTTGGTACAGATATAATGCTTAAGTGGGAAATGGCAAAGAATATGATGCGCCCTAAAAGTGATGTATCTAAGGTTAAAATGAATTACGCTATTACTGCCCCTAGAATGTATAAGGGTAAAATAGAATCATTAGTAAGTAAATGTACAGGGTTTGCCGATATGGTACAATTGACTCACTTGAAATTACAACAGGTGCTTCAAAGAATGATACCTGACGGAGTATATCTTGATGCTGATGGTATCAATGAAGTAGACCTAGGTAATGGAACAAACTACAATCCGCAAGAAGCATTAAATATGTTTTTTCAAACAGGTTCTATAATAGGTAGATCATTTACACAGGAAGGCGATATGAATCCCGGTAAAGTGCCTATACAAGAAGTGCCAACCGGAGGCGGAGGACAAAAACTACAAACATTAATTGCAACTTACAACTATTATCTGCAAATGATAAGGGATGTAACCGGACTAAACGAGGCGAGAGACGGGTCTACGCCAGACTCTAGAGCATTAGTAGGGGTGCAAAAATTAGCAGCAGCAAATTCAAACACTGCAACAAGGCATATATTAGATTCAGGTTTATATTTGACAAGAGAACTTTGCGAGTGCTTATCTTTAAGAATATCAGATATAATAGAGTATCACCCAGCTAAAGAAGCGTTTATAACCAAAATAGGTAAATTTAATGTAGGTATTCTTGAGGAAATGTCAGACTTGTATATGCACGACTTTGGCATAATGCTAGAATTAATGCCTGACGAAGAAGAAAAAGCTACATTAGAAAACAATATTCAAGTTGCATTGCAACAGGGTAGCATAGATCTTTCCGACGCTATAGATATTCGTGAGGTAAAAAATCTTAAGCTAGCCAACCAACTGCTTAAGGTTAAACAAAAGAAAAGACAAGAAAGATTACAGGCAGAACAGCAAGCTAATATACAAGCACAAGCTCAAGCTAACGCGCAGGCGCAGCAAGTGGCGGCCCAAGCAGAAGTGGATAAAGATCAAGCTATGTTCCAGACTAAGGCGCAATTGGAGCAACTTAAAGCAGGTATAGAAGAAAAAAGAATAAGCATCGAGGTTAATGCTAAGAAAGAATTAATGGCGTTAGAATTCCAATACAATATGCAATTAAAAGGTATAGAAGTAGAGGGAGCTAAATCTAAAGAAAAAGAAGTAGAAGATCGTAAAGATCAAAGAACTAGGATACAAGGTACTCAACAAAGCGAAATGATCGCCCAAAGAAAGAACGATCTACCGCCTAAAAACTTTGAATCCGCAGGAAATGACGTAATGGGCCAAGGTTTTGGCTTAGGTGCGTTCGATCCTAGGTAATAATAGTAATAACAATCATATAATATTTTATCATGTCAGAACAAACAGAAAACCAAAATGTACCTGAAGAGGTAGTTGAAAATGTCGTTGAAAGCCCAGTGTCGCTTGATGACGGCATTATTAAAGTCAATTTAGGAGAACTAAACAAACCCAAAGAAGATGCCATTCCAGAACAAGAAGCAAATGCAAGCGATGTTTCTGTCGAGCAACCCGAAAACGAAAGCAACAGCGAGGAAGTGGTTCAAGAAGTACGGGAGCCCGTTCAAAATGAAGAGCAATCCGTTCTTGAGGAAATAACAGAAGAAGAAGTACAAGAACAAGCGGATAATTTGCAAGGCAATATAGCCGAGGCTATAGAAGAGCAAAAAGAAACTGGTGTTGAGTTACCTGAAAATATTCAAAAAGTTGTAGACTTTATGAATGAAACCAGCGGAACTCTTGAAGATTATGTTAAGCTTAATAAAAACTACGAAGACTTAGATGAGTCTCAGTTATTAAGAGAGTACTACGCTAATACAAAGCCTCATTTGGACGAGGAGGATATAGACTTTATGATGGAAGATAACTTTCTTTATGATGAAGACTTAGACGAAGAAAGAGATATACGAAGAAAAAAACTAGCCAGAAGAGAGGAATTAGCAAAAGCTAAAAACCACCTTACTGGATTAAAAGATAAATATTATCAGGAAATTAAAGGCGGCTCAAGGTTGGCTCCTGAACAAAAGAAAGCGGTAGACTTTTTCAATCGCTATACAAAAGAAAACGAAGCAGCAACTCAATTAGCTGAAAAACAAACACAAACGTTTTTAAAGAAAACGGAAAGTGTTTTTAACGATGATTTCAAAGGTTTTGATTATCAAGTTGGAGACAAAAAATTCCGTTTTAAAGTTAAAGACGCTCCTACTATTAAGGAAACCCAAAGCGACATTAATAATTTTGTCAAGAAGTTCTTGGATAAAGATAACCAAATGTCAGATGCAGCGGGGTACCACAAGGGATTGTTTACAGCTATGAATGCAGATTCTATTGCAAATCATTTTTATGAGCAAGGCAAGGCCGATGCAATGAAAACAAGTATGTCCAATTCGAAAAACATACAAATGGGCGCTAGAGGCGTTCATGAAGACGTTAAAACATCGAATGGATGGGCAGTAAGATCTGTTGATTCTGGGGGAAGTGATTCAAAATTGAAAATTAAAACATTTAGACACATTAAATAAGAAAAATTATGGCAGGATTTGCAACCGCGCCGGCTACATTAGCCAATTTAGCGCACTTAACACCACGCCCGGTAAAAGGTTTGTTTGGAGACAACTACCTATCTTTAGCGGACATGGATTTTACACAACAATTTTTACCTGAGGTATACGAAAAAGAAATCGAGCGTTATGGGAACAGAACAATCACAGGATTTTTACGTATGGTCGGAGCTGAGATGCCTATGGCGTCGGATCAAGTAGTTTGGTCAGAGCAAGGAAGATTACATATCGCTTATGATAATGTAACAACTCAAGCTGCAGCGAACCAAACAATATCTTTACCAGATGCAACAACATCGCCAGACGGTAAAGCGCCTTTACTAGGGCCAGGCATGACAATAGTATTAGCTAAAGGTAATATAACGGCAAAAGCTTTCGTAAAAGCAATCGTTACACCTCAGGTTGGAACTAATGTAACATACGACATCGTAGTATATGATACTGCCAATGGACAATTGCCAACTGGTTTACATACAGAAACAGGTGTTAGTACATTCGTATATGGTTCTGAGTATGGAAAAGGATCTAGTTTAGCTGGTAATTCAGTTGACGCTTCTTTCACAACTTTCAGTAACAAACCAATCATTCTAAGAGACAAGTATGCCGTTAACGGATCAGATGTTGCTCAAATTGGATGGGTTGAAGTTACTACTGAAATTGGAACTGGAGGATACCTATGGTACTTAAAGTCTGAACACGAGTCTCGTATTCGTTTTGAAGATTACTTAGAAATGTCAATGGTTGAAGCTACTGATGCTCAAAGTACTATTACTGATGCTTCTGGAGCAACTATATCAGGTATGCAAGGTTTATTTGATGCACTAGAAACAAGAGGTTTAGTATTTAACGACGCTGATTTTGACGGTGCGTCTTCTCCTACTGCAGGACTTGGAGCATTTGATACTATATTACAAGAGCTTGATAAGCAAGGAGCAATTGAAGAGAACATGATGTTCTTAGATCGCGAAACTGCATTGAGCATTGATAATATGCTGGCGCAACAAAATTCTTACGGAACAGGAGGAACATCTTACGGTGTATTCGAAAATTCAGAAGAAATGGCGTTGAACCTAGGATTCTCAGGATTCCGTAGAGGATCTTACGATTTCTATAAGACTGACTGGAAATATCTAAATGATTCTACAACTCGTGGAGGTATTACAGATATATCTGGAGTAATCGTTCCAGCAGGAACATCTACTGTATATGACCAACAATTAGGACAGAACATCTCACGACCATTCTTACACATCCGTTATAGAGCTTCAGAAGCTGATGACAGACGTTTGAAATCTTGGGTAACTGGATCAGTTGGTGGAAACTACACAAGTGACGAGGATGCAATGAATGTTCACTTCCTATCGGAAAGAACTTTGTGTACTCAAGCAGCTAACAACTTTGTACTGTTAAAAAGAACAGTATAATAAGTTTATTGTAATGATTACCCTCGTTGAATCTACGGGGGTAGTTATTACTTTTATTAGTGACATTAGCTAGTTATATTAAATAGTAATAGGCTATCGTCATACATTATTAACATTTATATCATATTATATTATGGCTAACAAGAAAGCTACAGCAAAAAAAGTTGAGGTTGCACCTCAGGAAGTGGTTGAAAAAGTAACACAACCAAAAGTAGAAGCACCTAAAAAAGAGGAGCCAAAAAAAGACGAGTGGGTAATCAAAGATAGATTGTACGAATTAACAAGAACAAAACCACTTGTTTTCACATTACCTACAGCGCATAGTAGGAAAAAAAGTTTATTGTATTTTGACGAAGAGCTAGGATACCAAAGAGAATTAAGATACGCTACTAACCAGCGATCTTGTTTTGTAGAGGAGCAGAAGGGACAAATAGTTATGGGACGCATCGTGTTTAGAGACGGCGTGCTTAGAGTGCCGAAAGAAAATGTTGCGCTACAAAAATTATTATCTTTATATCACCCAGCTTTAAAATCTAATATATACGAAGAATACAAACCAGCTCAGCAAGCAAGTAATGAGGTTGACTGGATTGAGTTCGAATTACAAGCATTGAACCTTGCTAAAACATTATCTGTTGAAGAGGCAGAAGCTATTTTACGCGTTGAAATGGGAGCGACAGTAACAGAGCTTTCATCTTCTGAAATTAAAAGAGATGTATTAATTTTTGCTAAAAGGAATCCAAATTTATTCTTACAATTAGCTACAGATGAGAATACACAATTAAGGAGCTTCGGGGCAAAAGCTGTTGAACAAGGGATACTAACATTATCACAAGACCAAAGAACGTTTACTTACGGTTCTAACGGAAGAAAAATAATGACAGTGCCGTTTGACGAGCATCCTTACTTTGCTTTATCTGCTTTCTTTAGAACAGATGAAGGTATGGAAGTATACAAGGCAATTGAGAAAAGACTAAACTAGTCACCTTTATAGTAATAGGCTGCTGAAAGGTGGCCTATAACTATATAAAATAAAAAACAAATTATGGCTGTAAGCGTAGATACTGTTTATCAGAGAGTATTAGCAATACTTAACAAAGAACAAAGAGGTTATGTAACACCTCAAGAATTTAATCTATTTGCTAACCAAGCTCAGTTAGATATATTCGAACAATATTTTTACGATATTAATCAGTTTGGCAGAATACCTGGTAATGATACCGAGTTTTCTGATATGCTTAACTTACTTAATGAGAAAATAAATATATTTGAAGTAGATGCAGATATGACTTATAATGCAGCTACCGAACATTGGTCGCCTCCTGCGGACCTTTATAGAATAGGTACAATAGTTTATAACAATGTTACAACTAGTAAATCATTATATCCTGTTCCCAATACAGTAGTTACCACTACAACACCGATAGAAGCAGAAAGAATAAACTTTAATGAATTTCTGTATATAAATCAGTCGGCCTACGCAAAACCCACAAATACAAGACCCGTGTTTGTAGCTTCAGAAGATGGCTACAAAGTTTATGGAGATTCTTTATTAACTACCAATGTAAGGTGTAATTATATAAAAGAGCCAGCTCAAGTACAATGGGCTTACCAAATGGTTTTCGGCGAAGCACTTTATAATGCAAATGAGTCTACAGACTTTGAGTTGCATCCTTCAGAAGAAACTGAATTAGTAATAAAAATATTAGAATTTGCAGGGCTGGTAGTAAAAGATATAGGAATGTATCAAGTAGCAAGTCAAATAAACGCACAAACTAATCAACAAGAAAAATCATAATATATGGCATTGATAAATCAAACTCCAGAAGAATACTACTTAGGGCCCGACGGCGTATGGGATAGTGGCGATGAAAACTACGGTGATTACCAATTTGTCAGTATAAGTGATATTATAAACAACTTTATAGTTGCCTATGTTGGGCAAGATAAGCTAATAACCAAAGTAAAAAGAACAGATGTAGCCTATTGGGCACAGCGAGCTATCCAGGAGTTTAGCTTTGATACACTACCTCAGGATAAATCAATAGAAATTGAAGTACCACCCGGATTATATATGGTGTTACCGCAAGATTATGTTAATTACACAAAACTGTCTTGGACAGATAGCCGAGGTATAGAAAGAATAATATATAAAACCGACCTAACAAGTAACCCAAACGCTATTATACAAGATGACGATTACGAATATACTTTTGATAACAACGGTAATATACCTTTGGCGGCACAATCAGAAACATTAAAAAGATGGAACGCTAATAGTAATTTTCCTTTAGGTGGACCAGGAGGTGGCAACTGGGATTTAACTAATAATCCAGACTTACTTGCATTATATGCTTACGGAGGTAGATATGGTATAGATCCTGAAAATGCTCAAGCAAACGGTACGTTTTATATAGACCGTATAAACGGTATGATTAGATTTAGCTCAGATATAAGAGGGAGAATAGTTACATTAAAATACATAAGCGACGGATTAAGTAGCGCAGAAGATATGACTGTTCATAAGTTTGCAATGGATGCAATAGAAAAGTACATAGCTTATTCTATATTATCTACAAGATCTAATGTACAAGAATACTTAGTTGCTAGATTTAAGAAAGCTGCTTCGGCTGCTAGAAGAAATGCCAAGATTAGATTATCAGAACTTAAGTCAGACTTAATGGCGCAGGTATTTAGAAATCAATCAAAATGGATTAAACATTAAAATTATATGGCGGAATTAATACACACGTTTACCAGCGGTAAAATGAATAAGGATCTTGATGAGAGACTTGTTCCCAATGGAGAATACAGAGACGCCTTAAATTTAGAGCTTGCAGCTTCAGATAGCTCTCAGGTTGGTACCTTTCAAAACATAAAAGGTAACTTAGAATTAGCGTACAAAACATATAACCCCGTTACGGGAGCTAGAACACTGTGGAGCAGTGCTTATATATCTAATTTAACAAATGCGGTCTGCATAGGCTCCGTTGTTGATAGGAATACGGATAATATATATTGGTTTATATCTAGTGATGAAGTTAGTGCTATTGCTTACTATAACGACGTTACAAAAGTTGTAGCTCCATTAATAGTCGATGCTAATGATATACTAAGCTTTAGCAAAGATTATTTAATAACCGGTGTAAACATATTAGAAGGTATACTAATGTGGACAGACAACCAGACTGAGCCCAAAAGTATAACCGTAAAAGATTGGGTTAATTCAACCTCGGATTTTTTAACGCACTCGCAAGTATATGGGCGTGATTTTATTGAGCAAGATACTACGGTAATAAAAAAGTATCCGTTAAACCCGCCGACAATATCCGTGTCCTCGGTTGCTAGAGAAGACGACGCAGGAAATACCGTTGTTATTGCCACTACTACGTCAGCCACCTTTATGACTGAGGATTCTAATAATAATGCAATTCCAGTTCCTACGGGCACGGCAAAAACATTAACCTGGGAGCAAAGCCAAACATTACCTTTTTATAGAGAAGGAGATGTACTTATACTAACTCTTGTAGATGAGGGTGAAGTAGGTAGCGAAGTTGCAGAAGTAAGGTGTTCTGTGGCTAGTATAATACCCCCTGACGAAGGAGCTTCGCAAACAGGGGCTAATGTTACAGTGCTAAGTGTTGGGCCGAGTACTACAGGGGGTGCTATTATTACCCCCTTAACTTATAATGTAATATTAGAACAACAAGAGCCTTTATTTGAATTTAAGTTTGCTAGATTTGCTACTAGATGGAAATACAATAATAATCAAGTATCTGCTTACTCTTCTTTTTCAAATATTGCTTTTTTGCCTGGGGAATTTGATTACTCTCCTAAAGAAGGGTATAACTTAGGCATGACTAATAATACTAGGCAGTTAACAATATCTAATTTTATACCTAGCACATTACCACCCGATGTAAGCGAAGTTGAAGTGCTTTACAAAGCAACTAATAATCCTAATGTATACGTTGTTGATAGCTTCAAACCTTCTGATACAGCATGGCAAAACAATACTTTTGAAATAAAAACTGAAATAATAACTTCTGTCATAAGAAGTAATCAGTTATTAAGACCTTACGACAATGTACCACGTAGAACTTTAGCGCAGGAAATAACTGCTAATAGGTTGATATACGGCAATTACGTGCAAAATTTTACGTTAAGCTCGCCTTTTACAAAAGTGCCTTACAAGACAGATATGTCTGTAGGATTATATTCGAAACCAATATCCTCCGACACTACCTTTGTAGGCAGCGTCAATACGGAAGGTAATGCTGTTTTTCCTTCAATTAAAACATTACGCACTTATCAAATAGGTGTAGTTTATATGGATGAGTATGGCAGAAACACGCCTGTATTTACAAGTAATAGCGCTTCATTAGTAGTAGAGAAGGCATCTTCTGCTGCGGCTAATAACATAAGAGTGACCCTAAATGGCAACCCACCTAAATATAAAACTTTAACTGGCTTTGCTGATTTTACACATTACAAGTATTACATAAAAGAAACGTCAAGAGAATATTACAATCTAGCGTTAGATAGGTTTTATGATGCAGAAGATGGTAATGTATGGCTTTCATTTCCGTCCGCAGAAAGAAATAAAGTAGACGAAGATACTTTTCTGATACTAAAAAAAGAACACGATAACAATATACCTGTTTTTGAAAAAAGCAGATATAAAGTGATAGCTATAGAAAACGAAGCCCCTTTGTTTTTAACGCAACAAAGACTAGGCAAAGGAAATCTTATTACCAACTTTGGCGGTGGGGAAGGAGCTACGCCGGTAGAAGGGGGTAACGAAGTGCAAGTCCTTAAAACTGACTTTGACGCTGCTTTTGGAGCAGAAACTCGTACTGAATCTGGTTTACAATTAAGAATAACAGGTACAGCGGGTCAAGTGAGTGATTATTACAAAATATCTACTTTTTCGCTTAACGGGACGCAAGCATTCGTTAGAATGGTAGTTTCGCCTGCATTCGGTCCAGATGTAAATTTTGCTACAGTTTCTAACGGAGAAGTTCCAGAGGGCACGGGAGTAACACTATATGATTTAACAGACGTTAAGAAAGCTGAATTTACCGGAAGGTTTTTTGTTAAAGTAAACTCAGACAATATATTAAGGCAAAAAATACAAGCGGCTAGAAATAATAACAATACGTTTATTAGAAAAGCTATCGCCCCGCTTTGGAACTTTAGTTTTGCTAGTCAATTTAACAGCAACTTTTGGAAAGAAGGAGGAACTTGGCCGCAGGTTGATGCAACAGGCCAAACAGGTAGGATATTTATTGATAGATTTAGTCCTAAATGCGAAAGCAGGGGACAGGGTACAAATGTTGAGGGTAAAATTGTTATATCCGATGCAACCGGGTACGGAGCCGGAAGAACTAACACTACCAATGGGCATGCTCACGGTATAGTAGACAGGAATCCTCGATTACTGGAACAGCTTAATACAGTAGGAACTATGTTTAGGTTTGTAGATATTGGCAACGGCGTAAAAGATCCCACTGAGACTGTTTATGTTGTAACCAATAGCCAGCTTGATCTTGGAACTACTTATGACTGTACTAATAACTCAGGCGCTTTTTCAGGAAATGATGCTTGGGACGCGCAGACAAACCAATACGCAAGGTGGACCCTTACTTTTGAACAGCTTGAAGGCGGTTCAACGGCGCTTGCGTGGAATCCATCTGACGCCCTTGAAAATATTATTGGAGGCAGCAGCCCAGCATATAATTTTACTAATCCACTTGCATACGTGGGTATAGAGTTTTTAGCATCAGACCCAAATGATGATACTTTTTCTAGCTCTAGCCCTGCTATATTTGAAACAGAACCTAAAGAAGCAGCTGAGTTAGATATATATTTTGAAACCCCAGATATTTATCCTATAAGTCAATTTGGTCAACTTCAGAACTTAAGTTGGTTTAACTGTTACTCATTTGGTAACGGAGTTGAGTCAGATCGCATTAGAGACGACTTTAACCAGCCTGTAATAGGAGATGGTGTGAAAGCATCTGCTACGCTAGATGAGCCGTACGAAGAAGAAAGAAGATCTACGGGCCTTATATTTTCTCAAATATTTAATTCTGCTTCAAGTACAAATAATCTTAACCAGTTTATACAAGCAGAGAATATCACAAAGGATGTAAATCCTGAGTACGGCAGCATACAGAAATTACACACCAGAGACACCGATTTAATTACCTTGTGCGAAAACAAGTCAATGAAGATATTGGCCAAGAAAGACGCCTTATTTAACGCTGACGGGAGCACTAACTTAACTTCTAATGCAGAAGTGCTAGGGCAGACATTAACATTCCAAGGGGAATTTGGTATAGCTACTAATCCCGAATCATTCGCCGAGTTTGGCTTTAGAATGTATTATACTGATGCGAACAAAGGAGCAGTGCTTAGACTTTCAGGTGATGGAATTACTGATCTATCCGATTATGGTATGCACTCGTTCTTTTCAGATAACCTATCGATCAACACTAAAATACTGGGATCGTGGGATGTTGGAAAAAGAAATTATAATATAACACTAGTATCTTTAACGCCTTATTGGCAGCAAACTTTAGGTGCAGGAGAATTTGATAGATTGAATAGAGACCCTCTGTGTAATCAGTTTATAAATACATTACCTACGACTAGCACAACAATTTCTTTCAAAGAGGAAGTTAATGGGTTTACTTCAAGAAAAGCATATATACCGGAGGCGGCTGCTTACCTTAATAATATATACTACACATTTAAAAATGGTAGAATATGGGAGCATGGATTAAACACGGAGTATAATACTTTTTATGGTGTAGGACCGGGCACAGCTTTGGTTGGTCCCTATTATGAAAGTTCTTTTAATACTATCCTTAATGAGATGCCGTCAGTAGTTAAAGGTTATAAAACACTAAATTACAGCGGTACCGATGCTAAAGAATTTTTGTATAAACTAAATGGCAGCGAAAGACTTTATACACTAGCCCAGATACAAGCGGAGGGTTTAACACCTAATACTTCTGTAGAAACAAAAGGCTGGTATGTGAATTCTATAGTAACGGACTTACAAGAAGGGCAAATAAAAGAATTTATAGACAAAGAAGGTAAGAAGTTTAATTACATAAAAGGCATGGATACTTTTTATGTAAGTTCTTGTAATACTAATGTAGACACCAAGGAGTTTAACGTACAAGGTATAGGTAATCCTAGCGTTATAACGGTTCCTCCTCAGACAGTATTTACGGTAAAAAATCAAGCAGACCCGAATTGCTCAACTCCGTAAAAATTTATTAGAAATTTAAACAAATATTATGGCATTTAATAATTTCACAGTAAGCGTAGTAAGCTTTAATGAAACAGCGGGGGTTGACTGGACAATAGCGCAACCATCTGTTTCTTTGCTAATAACGCCTAACATTGGGTATACTGTAACCGCAGCTGACTTTACATCCATAACGCCTTTGCCTACTTATGTGAGCAGCGTATCATTTTTAAACAATGCCGGTAGCGGGACAGTTACATGCATAATAACATACGATTCTCCGTCGGTAATGCCTAGCGCGGACGTGCTTATATCACTTTGTATCCAAGGATCTGCAGTAGAAAAAAAGATATGCGTTGCAGGTGTAATATCTCAATGTGATGTAAGTAATACAAAAGTGCCTGTTTCTGGAGGGGCTGACGTAGCTTATAGCGTATGTGGCGCTATTGGAAGTACCGGTGCAATAACATCGACATACCAAGTTACAGCCAACTCCACTTATTACTATCCTACGGCCCCAACTTTGGCAGTTGTTATAGGTGATCCTAATGACTACACTATTACCGACGTAAAGACTTATGACGCATCCGGTAATTTGATAGGCGTAGTATTTACCGTAACGTATACTTTCCCTTTAAACGATGCTACCAGTAATAAGATATGCTTAACGGCTAATGCTGTTCAAGTATATAATCCCTTAGTAAAAATAACATCCTATTCTTTCCCAACAGGGGAATCTCTAGAAATCAATGGACAAACAACGAACTTCACTATAAATGGAGTTGAAGGTGCTAACTGGGCATTAAATATAGTGTCTAATGCTTTAGCAACGATAATCAATACCTCAGGTACACTGGACAGCACAGGAACTTTTGTTGTGCCTGTAACGTTTCCCGCGGCAATAGCAAATGCAACCTACACAGTAACCTTAACGGGTGATTTAGCTAGCACTTTTTGTACCGTAGCCCCTTATGTACCTTGTTTAACAGGGCAGCCTTCTGTATTTACACTGAATCAATATATTAACTCTACATTAAGCTTTGCTTTTACTAGTACAAATTCTAATATAACTCCGGACGCCGCAACTACTATTACGCTTTTACCAGGCTCCAGTCAACCTTCTCCATTTAACGTTATAGTTACAGGTAGCTCAACAGGTATTCTTACAGTTGACTCTATACCTCCCCCTGAAGATTGGACAAATCAGGGAGGCCTTATTGCGGGAAGTTGGGATTTTAATGTAATTAGCTCTAGTTTTGTAGTGGATAATTCAACAGTGCCTACTATTATAACATCAACGCTTTCAGTTAATGTGGCATCCGTAGGGATCAACAACACGTCCAGTGCTTTAGATTTGGATCAATACGTGTCGGATGGTGGAGCATGGCTAGCTGATTTATGCAATGGCTCAGGCCAATATTACGTTAGTAATGCTGACGGCTGGTCTGGAGGCACAAACCAAAGTCAACTAAGTAGTTTGGTTAATGTTCCTTATGCGGCTGGGGATGTGGTCCAAATAAAAAATTCCGCAACAGGAGCTAAATACTGCGTCACCTTAGACTCTTTTGAGACCGGGGAAACACCGACATATTATATAGACGAAGGATTTCAAAATCAAGTTAGCACATTTGCCACTTGTACAATCTGTAATAATCAAAACCAATAATCATGCCAACAATAACTTTACAATTTCCACACCCACTAAACGACTCAGTTCAAGTTGGCGACACTGCTTATTACACTAATGATCCAAATGGCACAAATTTAATAAAGCTGGGCACTATAGAAGGAATACTTAGACCCATTAATAAAATGACAGTTGACGTAGAGCCAGTGCTAGTAGGTACAGTTAACACTGAATTAACAACAAGTAGTTTTATACTATTTAGCAAAACAGCATTAGTAAACACAAGCGGATTAAAAGGCTATTATGCCGAAGCCCAGTTTAAAAATGATTCAACAGACTATGCTGAACTATTCTTAGTAGGATCTGAGATATTTGAAAGCAGTAAATAACACGTAATAATAAAAGTATAATAATAAAATAAAGGTATATGATAACACCAGGTATGATAGGTGGCGCTGTGTCAGGCCTTACAAGTATTGTAGGGGGAATGATAGGCAGCGGCAAAAGAAAAAGGGAACAAAAAGCAGCGCAAGCAGAGTTTAATAGAAATAAAGCAAGAATGGAAGGGGCTGATACCTCTAACCTAAACAAAAACATGGAAAATACCATGGAAGACCTTACGGTCAATACTCAAGCAGCTGAATTTCAAGCTCAGCAACAAGCGGGAGGATTTGCTAACACGATGGATAACTTATCGAGTGCAGCCGGGGGATCTGGAATTGCGGCTTTAGCGCAATCATTAGCGGGAGCGCAAAGTAATGCGGCGCAAGCAGCGTCTGCAGATATAGGTAGGCAAGAAGCTAGCAATCAAAGAGCTGAAAGGCAAATGGCTGGACAACTACAGCAGCAAGAAATACAAGGAGAATACGCTTCTAGAGCGGCAGAAAAAGATAAGGTGGACACAATGTTTGGCATGTCTCAGCAAAGATTAGGAGCAGCGAATGCAGCTAGAGATGCAGCAACTCAATCTATATTAGGAGGTGTTGGAAGCATTGTAGGAGCCGGGGCAGCGTATGGCGCAGATAAATTGGAATTCATGCAGTAATAAAATAAATTATGGCAAATAATCAATTAATAACAGGGGCTGGTGTAGCTGCAAAGAAATTTGTAGATGTAGGAGCAGAAATGATGAAAGGGCTTGGCAAGGGGTTTTTACCCGGGGCATTGTCAGGGCCCTCAAAAACTGCTTTAAAAAACAAAGAATACCAGGGTAAGGTTAATACACTGATGAGCAGGATGAAAACCGATATAGATTTTACTTCGTTTTCGCCGGCAGAAACAGCTTCTATGCGTTCTTTTCTAGTAGCGGAGCGAGGTAAGTATGCGGCTGCCGCTAAAGCTTTGGCAGGTATGTCAGATACAACCTCCCCTGAGTATATGGCACAGGTTGACATAATGAACGGGGTTAACAATAGCTTTACTAATTTAGCCGCTCAGCTTAAGTCCTACAAAGAAGGTAAAGTGGAGTTCGCAAAAGAAATGCTTGACGGCACCATATCTGCGGGTAATCCTACGGAAAACACAAGAGAGGCTATGGCTATGTATGGTTTTCTTGATAAAGACGGCGATGGGGTTAACGATAAGCGATTAGATGCAGCGTTTAACATACAAGCAGGAGGTAACTTAGGATTTAATATAGATGGAAAAACGATTGATTATAACACTCGTAAGCCAGCCGTTATGAAGGATTACGTGCTAAGTAATAAATTACTAAAAGGCAATGAATCAGCTTATACAGCGCAAGCAAGAATGAGTGATGTTTCACAAAAATTGTATAGAGAAGAACTTGAGCAAGACTTTGAAAGCCGCGATGCTTTAATGTCTATGGTATATGACTTTGACTCTATTGTACCTACATCAGACTTAGCAAAAAGATGGGATGCTAGTAAAAAATCTGAAAACCCTCTTGACGAAATTAATAGTATTAAAGAAGAGTTAATAACCAGGTTAGTCAACGCAAGAGTTGATGTGTCCAACAAAGGTTACAATGAAAAGAAAAGCAAAGAAAATGAAAGAAGCCCTTATCATTGGACAAAAGCAAATGGTAGTATGGAGGGTGCCATGCAGGCCGATGGAACAAAGCTTTATTACTTGTATTTTAAAGACGGTACGCGCAGAACAGTTGATTACAAAACTTACGAAAAGTACGAAAACTTATAATTAAATTAAATAATAATTAAACAAAAATAACTATGCCTAGATATAAAGTAATTATAAACGGCGATGTAGGGTTTAAAAATGTTAAAGAGGAAAATATAGAAATCTTTTTAGCTAAATACCCAGGCGCGGTACTCGTTGAAGAAACACCACCTACTGAAAATTTTCAGAACGGAGATGCGGAGACCGATGCGTCTGTAACTCCGGAGACAAGTCAAGCATCAAATGGGGATTCCAACTTGGAAAATGGTTCATTGGAGGAACAAGAACAGCCCGTAAAAATTGAATTTGAAGGTGACTTAGAAAGAAAGCCTAAAAAAATAGAGTATATAAAATTCAAAGGAGGACAAGAAGTTAGAAGCGATTTATACAAAAGAGATTTTGCAGGAAAAGAAAGCTCTAATGGACAGTTGTACCCTGAAACTTTTGAAGAATATGCAAAGCTATATAATGCACCGATACAAACAAAATACGAGCAGCCGGAATTGCCAAGTCCGCAAGCGGAGGCTCTTAGTAGGGATATAGATAATGTAACCCGAAAATCTCCCGCGGTTAAAAATGAAGTAGGAATATCAGAATTTAACCTTACAACCCAATGGAGAGATAGGAAGAAAGACTATAGCTTGAAAGTTGATATGCCTACGTATCGCGTTTCTAAAGATGAGTCTGGCAACTTCGTGCCTGATAATCCAAATGACGTAGAGGGCAGTCCGTATTATATGGAAGGAGACAAAGCTATATTTGTTAATTCCTATGAAGATGATTTAAAAAATTATTTAGGGGAAGCAAAATATAACTCATGGAAACGTATTCAAGAAAAGGCAAATTCGGTAAATGAGGAATTGACAAAAGAAAATATACATAAGTATATGGATTTGTCTGAAATTGATGAAAACAAAATTATCGATGTGGTTATGAAGCAAAAGAAAGAAGCTTCTTCTAACTACATGATAAACAATGATATTCCTGAAAACGAGCAATTTAAGCTAGCCGCAGAGGTTGAAGCTAATGAAGGAAATCTCGAAGCTTTAGAAATAGTACAAAAAAATAGAAGAGAAGATGCTATTAGGAAAAAAGACAACGCTGATTTTGAAGCTAAGTTTGGACGTCCGTTAACTTCTAAAGAAACTATACAAGGTAGAACATACATTCCTTACAATGAAGAGGCTTCAGAAGAACGATTAAACAACGCACTAAAAGAATATCAAGCAAGTTCGGAAGCGGAAATACAAGAAAGGTACAAAAAGCTAGATCAGCAGCTTAATGATTACACTGAAAGAGGAGCCGCTCCATTAGAAGAAATTAAAGCAGACTACGATTACTTGCTTGGTAATATTGAAGAAAACTTCAATAATACAGACGATCCTGAATATAGACAGCTTTTACAAAATCAATACGCTAAAACTTTCAGAGAGGGTAATGCCGCTATGTCTGCCGAATGGAATAATTTAGATCAACAACGTCAGGTAATGATGGCGGAGTCTGATAGAATAACAAAAAGAGCAGGGCAATTAAGTAAATTTAAAATAGCGCAAGAAGCAGCATATAAAACCTATGAGCTTGACGATAGAATGGCCATGGTTATGGAGAATTCTTTTTTAGGCAGCGGCGCTATGTTAGGGGCTTCCACTAAAAAGTTTTTATTAGGAGACGTGCCTATCGCTATTGCTAGGGCATATTCTTCTAATGACATTAACGCTGATTTAGCTGAGCAAAGAATACTTGAATCACAATGGTATGGGGATCTTGTAGCGGACAAAGGTGCTGCTATAGATTACAATCAAAGGCTACAAGCTAGAAATGAAGAAAAGTTGTTTAGAGCTTCGCTGGATAATAAGGGATTAAGCACATCTGATTACTTAGGTATGGTGATGGTAGACAACTCACCCTCTATATTAGTAGCTTTAGCAACTAGCGGAAGCGCTGGCTTAGTTAATATTGGCGGTAGAATGGTAGCCAAAAATGTTGTAAGGTCAGCCTTGACTAAAGCAGCCGGTAAATCTGGAGTGCAAAACTTAGGTACTGCCATGACTGCAGCCGCTTGGAACAAGGGTACAACTAATATAGCAACTAGTGTATTCTTCACCATGGAAGCAGGAGGGCAAATGGCAAACCTAGAAATAGCTCAAAGAGAAGCCGCGAAAATAAAAGAAGAAATAACACAAGCGCTGCTAGAAACAGACGATCCCACGGAAATAAGCGAACTAAAAAAAATATTAGCAGATCAAGAGGATTTGCTTAATATGTCACAAGTGCAAAAGTCTTTTAGCAGCTTGGTTTATGGAGGTACTGCCTCTATTGCTGAAAGATTTGGTACATTAGGGTTTATAAATAACTTTCAAAAATACTCCAGAGCAATAGGTTACAATCAGTTTAGACAAGTAATGAACAGAAGTATGGCTAGAGCCTTGTCAAAAACCGTTGGTGCTACTACAGCCGTTGGCATAGGAGGCGGTATTGAATATTTAGAGGAAGGGTTTACTTTAGTTGGGCAGAATTTTTCAGATATAGTTATACTTGGCGAAGATAAAAATTTATTCGAAGGATTAGACAAAGACTTTGCGGCAAACACTATGATTACTAGTTTCGCTATAGGGGGACCTATGGCTAGTCAAAATATATACTCAGCAATTGCTAGCGAGTTTAGAAATTCTAGGGAAGCAAAAAAAGAAGCTAAGCTTAGAACAGAAATACTAGAGATACAAAAAGAATTGAATTCTGGTCAGCTAACCGCGGATGCCAAAAGCATTCTAGAAAAAAGAAGAAAAGTAGCATTAAAAGAATTAGCTTTAGAAAATACAAACATCGTATTAAAAATTAATGATTTAACTCCCCAGGAATTTGAAGCCATAACCGAGGCTAATAGAGAAATAAGATTATTAGAAAAAGAAGCTGCTGCGCTAGGAGCTTCCGGAGACGTGAGTAGCTGGTCTAATAAAGAGATGGATAGGCTAAACGAGGAGTTAACAAGAATAAAAGGAGAAAGAGAATCCGTATTTGACAAAAAAGATCAGGAAATTCAAGATATTCTTAAAGATATAGACGGCCCAGGCAATAAAGTAGAAGCTGCCGCAAACGTGGAACTATATTTTTACTCAAAAAACATAATTAAAGGACAAGACAATGTAAACTCTACTGAAATTAATAGTGCTGAGCAATTAGAAGAATATGTTAATCAAAAAGTCGAAGACGAGAAAGGCAACGAAAAAGACAAGTTTAACGAAGAAGAAAAAAATAGCCTTAGAAAAGGATACGCAGACAGGAGTAACGCGGCAAACCCAACCGTTCAAGGCAAAACCTCTAATGAGATAGTCTTATTTAAAGAAAACATAATAGCAAGTGCTCTTACACAAGATAGATATAACGGTAGAATTGCCGCCATGTCCCCTCTTCATGAACTTGGGCATATACAAACCCGAAACGCGGGTATTATTAAAAACGACAGGGTTGTAGGCGATGGCAAAAAAATGGTGGAGGGCATAATAGCTGAGGTTACGGCGCTAAGAGAAGCTGGCACTATTTCAAAAGAAGTTTTTGATATTTTCAACAAGAGAGTAAAGGGGTATAAGAAGGACTATTACACTGACACCAACGGGATAGATGCGGACGAGCTGATACAGCTAGTAGCGGATTTAACCAACATAGGCGCTTTACCAAAAAGCTCATATAATAAAGTATATGAAATAAAAACAGGCATAAATTCTATAATGCGTTTCTTAAATGGAGATGCCTCTATGTACTTTAAGTTAGACGATGCTAACTCTATATTCCAGTTTGTTTCTAGTTGGACTAAAAAAGCTATAAAAGGCAAAAGCTTAAACATTATTGATGACGAAGAGGAAGGTACTACGAAGCTTAGCCGTAAGCTTACCGAAGCGGAAGAAAACAGAATGGAAGCTATTGACGAGGAGATTGGCGAAATAAGCGATGAGCTAATGCAAGGCTTTATAGATCAGGATACCCATGACAAAAGAATTGCAAAGCTCGAGGAGGAATACGAGAACATCGAAAATCCACCTAAGGTAGAGGTTAAAGCAAAGCCTAAGGCTAAGCCCAAAGCTAAAAAAGAATCCGATATTGACGCGCCTCAAGCATCTAAGAAAGACGAGCAAAAATTAAGCGATGTTACCGCAAAATCTAAAAAGAAATTAGATGCTGTAGGTAATAATCCTGAAGGATTTGACGCAAATGACCCTGTTATATACGAAACGTTAGACGGAATGATCCGATCTAAAGCAAAAGCATTTAAAACAGCAGGTAACAATATAGTTAATCTTACAAATCTTCCGGGGTTTGAAATGGATAACATGGTTAGCGAAACCATAGCCAGTCTTATACCTTATATAAAGAAATTTGACCCTGCTAAAAACGACTCCCTGTTCGGCTATACAATGGCTCAACTAAGTAATAGGATGAGAGGTGCGTTAAAGACCGGTAGAGTGACTGAAAACGCTTTTACGGAAGACGTAACAGCGGCTAAGAACATTACAGCAGAAGAAAGTTCAAACGAAGTAAAAGAAAAGCCTAAATACAGAAGCTTAACAGACGCGGGTGTAGTATCAGGTGAAGTAATAAAGGCTATAAAAGCTAAGTTAAAAACGGTACTTCGTACTTTAAAATCCAGAATGGATGCCGCTATATCTAACAATCGTACTGTAACTCCGCTCATGGCAGAGATACAATTTGAAATGGGTAAGCAAGCCGATATAGATCTTAAAACAGCTATGGGTGGCAAGAAAGACGGTAAGCTTAGAAAGTTTTTACTTAGGACTAAAAAGGCAACGTTACAAAACATGACCACAACCTGGTTAATGGGTAAAGATGGTCAAGGTGGAATACCTCAAGCAATACAAAAGAAAGTAGACGGTAAATGGGTTTCATATCCAGCGTGGGTTGGTAAAAAAATAGATAGGGAAAAAACAAGCACCGATGATGCAGGTAGAACGTCAGGAGCTTCGCTTGTAAGAAGACATCCAAACATAGTCAATTACAAGAATGTAGACGAAGTTATTGATGATGACGCCTATTTAGCTCAATTTCTAGACGAAACTGGTAACCCTATAAGGGGTAGAAAAGAAGCATTAGCTAAAGCTATGGCTGAAGAAATTTCATTTGAAATATTTACTTCTGAAATAGTAAATCCAGCTAGTGAAATAAGCGAAGCCTTTGAAGCTAATCAAGAAATGCTGGGTGCTGTTATTGCTGATAATTTAGTAGAGCAAATACAAAACGATGCCGATAGAGGTAACGTTAAGTTTAGTATTGGTACTAAAAATAGTGCGTTAGAAAAGGCTCGTAAAGACCTTACTGGTTACTTAAAAGCTAATTTTAAAAATGAATTAGCACAAGGAGATTTTAGTAATCCAGAAAAATTAAAAGAATTAAGAGCGGATTATCCAGAATTAAATACGCTTTGGCAAAGATTGGTTGACCTACATGTGATGGGTATGTTTAATAACAAGTCTGTAACCGACAAGTCAATAGAACAATATTTAAAATTTTATGATGCAGGTAATACAGATTTAACAACTTACCTAAACGCTGTAGTTGATAGTGCGGCTGGGGATATAGCAAATATATTTAACGAAAATGCTAAAGATATTTCTTTTGCTAATCTTTCAGAAACTGCAAAGATAGAAGTTGATTTAGGCCTTAAAAATCTTTTTCTCAGTCTCATAGAAAGCAAGGGCAACGTAGGGGGAGTAAACGCTTTTATACGCATGTTCCAGCCAGGTTTAACCACGGGTACCGGTCAAAGCATATACGGCACTAATGCAGGGTTCATGAGTTTTGTCAAGAAACTACAAGAGGAAAATACAAAAATAGACGCTGCTATTAAAGAGTCAGGATTAGAGCTCGTAGAAAATAAAAATGGAAAAGGGTTTACTTTTTTCTCTAAAGAATCTAAAAACAGCAAAAATAAAATTAAAACTACTTCCGTGCTTGTGCAGGAAGCCAATGCGTCCGATTTTAGAAAACTTATTGCCGGCACAGGTTACGGCGTTAAATTTAAAGATAGATTTGACTTAAGCGAAAAAAGTGCTATTCAATTTATGGAGATGGTAGAGCAGCTTAAAAAGCTAGTGAGTTTAGAAAATGACGGCGTTACCCCTTTAGCCGCTGCTATTATAATGGGTTCTCAAGGAAAGAGTATGCGTACCGCCGCTAAAACTTTAGCAAAGCTTAGATCCTTTTACAAAGGCGATGGGATAACAGCAGAAGATTATACATTTGAGCACGGTACACCTACTAAGCAATTGCTAATTGCCGCGTCTAATTACATAATGGGCAGAGGTGTATCAAAAGCAGCTGTACAAAGTATTATTGATAAGAGCCAAATAACAATACTTCCAAAAGATATAGCTAAATCTATTGATGCGGTTAGCCAATCAACATTTCCTGTAGCGGGAGCGTTAAAAGAGAAAAATCCAGGGGACACAAGGATGTTTACCGATCGAATGACTATCCTACACCCGGGGTTTACAAAAAATAATGTACTAGATTTGCAAGAGCTAAGTGATTTAGATGAAGCTAAAGCTGATGAAATAGTAAAAAACTATTCCAAATTTTCAAAAAACTTAAGCGGTCCCACATACACAAAAAATATTAACGGGCAAAAAGCTATAAATAACGCGGCGAGCATTAAATTTTCTAAGAACCCTAAAGGCATTAGTGTATTCGACTTCGACGACACGCTAGCTCGAACAAAAAGTAATGTGCTATACGTTATGCCTGGCAACCCGTCTAAAGTTACAGAAAAAGAATTTAGTAATTTATCTAACCAAGAAAAAGTATACTATCACGGTACCTCTGCGGTAGTAGACCAAAAATTTGTAAATAAAGAAATAGTTAAAGATTTTCCAGAAGGAGCATCCTCATTTAGTGTTCAAATGCAAGGGCTGGGCAAGCATTATACAAAAAGTTTAGATAATGCAAAGTCTTTTATAGATCATAGAAACAGAAAAGATAACACGGGAACAGTTGCAGCTGTATCTATATCTGCTAATAATCCTAAGCAATTTAAGACCTACCAGGATCTTTTAAATGACATTAAAAGTACTGTTAAAAATAAAGATATATCTATTTCTGAAAGAAATAAAGAGTATTTAAACATCTTAAAAAGCGAAGGGTTTGATTCCATAATTTATAAAGAGGGGCCTAGTTATAATCCTGGCAAGAAGAGTCTGATGGCAGAAGCTGTTATTCCTTTTAATAGCACAAAAAAATTAATAGGATCTGCGGATTATAATCAACGTAATGAAGGAATCGTACAAGGATCTGCGGTAGCTGTAAAACAAGGCAAGCTAAACGCAGCTGAATTTGCCGCTAAGTCCGAAGCTATGCTTGAGCAAGGCGCTGAGTTTGACTTCAGCGAATTTAGTAAAGTAATGAAGGGCGAGTTAGGCCCGCTATTTAGCGAAGCTCAAAAGAAAGAAGGTAAGTATACTAATAAAGATATATTTGTTTTAACAGCAAGGCCGGCAAATTCAGCCAGAGCAATACATGAATTTTTAAAGTCGGAAGGCTTAAACATACCTATAGAGAACATTACAGGCTTAGGTAATGGATCACCTAAAGCTAAAGCTGACTGGATGGTTGGCAAAATAGCCGAAGGTTATAATGATTTTTACTTTGCTGACGATCACATGGGTAATGTTAAAGCTGTAGGTAAAGCGCTTAAAGGTAAAGGCGTTAAAGGGCAAACGGAATTGTCTATAGTAGATTTTAAAAATCAACCTAAAGCTGTAAGAGATATACTTAACACGTTTGATGTTAAAGGACCCACACAAAGATCTAGAGTTAAGTTTAGCAGACAGTTAAATAAAAACTTTAATGACATGCTTGAAAGAGCCTCTGGTATAAAATCTAGAAAAAGATTAACTAGGGTTGAAGGCGAAATACTAGGTAGAAACAAAGGCAGATGGAAATATTGGATGCCATCGTCACTTGATGATTTTAGAGGCTTAACGGAATACACATTTGCTGGTAGGGGAAGACAAGGGGATGCTGATCAAAAGTTTTTTCAAGACGCTTTAGTTACTCCGTACTGGAGAGCAATAAACGAAATAGATATAGTAAAGCAATCTCTTAAGAACGGATTTGCAGCGCTAAATAAGCAATACAAACCCGTATTAAAAAAGTTAGGTAAGAAAGTACCTGGCATGGCATATACACATGATCAGGCGTTGCGTGTGTACCTTTGGAATAAAGCAGGGCATGAAATACCAGGGCTTACTAGAAAGCAAGAGAGAGAGCTTGTTAGGTTTGTTCAGGGAGACGCACAGTTAATGGCTTACGCGAATGGAGCGCTTCAAGTAGCTCAGAAAAAAGAATGGTCTAAGCCGTCTGAATATTGGTCTGTGCAAACTATATTATCTGATATTAATAACTTTACAGAAAAAACAGGTAGAAAAGAATACCTTAAAGAATTCATAGACAATTCCGATCTAATATTTAGCGAAAACAACCTAAACAAAATAGAAGCTATTTACGGCAAAGCTCATAGAGAAGCTATTGAGGATATATTATACCGTATGAAAAACGGTGTAAACAGAGCTGCTGGTATGAAAAAGAATGAGCAAATATGGAACAATTGGTTAAACAATTCAATTGGAGCTATTATGTTCTTTAATAGAAGATCCGCGTTATTGCAACTGCTATCTACGGTAAACTTTATAAACTGGAGTGATAATAATCCTATGAAAGCAGCCGCCGCATTTGCAGACCAAAAGCAATATTGGACTGATTTTGCAATGATATTTAATTCGCCTAAGCTAAAGCAAAGAAGGTCAGGATTAAAGACGGACGTTAACGCAGCGGAACTTGCTAGCGCGGTTACAGGTGCTACCGACAAAGCCACAGCCGCGTTAAACTATTTACTTAAAATAGGATTTACCCCTACTCAAATGGTGGATAGTTTTGCCATAGCCGCGGGTGGCGCTACATTCTATAGAAATAGAGTCAACACTTACTTAAACCAAAAGGACGCAGACGGCAAGCCTAAATACACGCGAAAGCAAGCAGAAGATAAGGCCTTTAAAGATTTTATTCCTATTTCAGATGAAACACAGCAATCAGGAGATCCAGCATTAATATCCTCTGATCAGTCTAGCTCTTTAGGTAGAATCGTATTAAACTTTATGAATACGCCTATACAATTAAATAGATCAATTAAGAAGTCTGCTCAAAATATATACAATAGAAGAAGAGAGCCGGGTATGACTCAAGCTCAAAGTGATTTTACAAACTTTAGCAAAATAATATACTACGGAACTATACAGAATGCTATTTTCTCTGCGCTTCAAGCGGCTATGTTTGCTCTTATCCCAGGATTTAACGACGACGAAGATGAGGAAGGCAGCCTAACAATGGAGGAAAGAACAGAGAAAAAGATTTTTGGGGTTGTAAATTCAATGGTTGACACAACTCTTAAAGGAGGTTTTGGTTTACCTGGGGCAGTTGTATCTATTTTAAAGAACGCTATAATAGAATATCAAAAGCAAAAAGATCGAGGATTCCTAGCAGATGATTCTAAAACACTTATAGCTTTGCTTAATGTATCACCTGCTGTAGGATCTAAAGCTAGAAAAATTGTAAACTTTGCTAAAGGTGAAAGATTCGACAAAGAAGTTATAAGCGAAAGGGGCTGGGATGTTACTATAGACGGCAAATTTAATTTAAGTCCAAGATGGAATTCCGCAGGTAATCTTGTAGAGGGCCTTACTAATGTACCAATGGCTAGAGTAGTGGACGAGGTTAATTCCATTACGGAGGCGTTGGATTCTAGAAACACTGCATGGCAAAGAATAGCTTTAGCATTAGGTTGGAAAACCTGGAATGTTGGTGCTAAGAACGAAGAAAACGATATGCTAGAGTTTAAAATTAAATCAGAAAACAAAGAACGTAAGGAAGAAGAAAGAAAAGAAAAAAGAAAGCAGGAAAAGCTTCTTAAGGAAATGAAGGAGAAAGATAGAAGATCTAAATTGACGCAAGATGAAAGAGATATAGAGGATTTTATTAAGAAAGAAAAAAGAAAAATAAAATCTAGGAATACAAGAGCTAAAAACAAAAAGAAAAAAGATTCAATAGCCCTTGCTGAAGAACTAAAAATGCAAAAAATAGAAATAGAAGCTAACAAAAATAAATAACTATGAACTTACCAATAACAACTAGAGTATCCAAAGCAAGATGTGGTTTATCATCGCCTAAAGGAATGGAAATATCTATGAACGCAGACGGTAGCGGCGGCGCAGTGCCTGAACGCAATCCTTCTCCTGCTAAACAAATGCACAACAAACGTTCTACAAGAAAATTCGCTAGAGCAGAAAAAGTAGCTGCTAAAGGGAAAAAAGCGGTTGACGAAGGAAGAGATAGGAAAGCTGATAGGTTATTAAAAAGAGCGGCTAAAATAGAAAATCGTGCTATCAATACGGAAGAGTGGGAAAAAAACTATAAGCCACGTAGTAGAAAAGGGGTAATGTAAAAAAATAAAGCATGAGCATAAACGAAATAAAACTATACATAATAAACGGCAGCACTTTAGGAGTAACCACTTTTACAGGTATAGAAGACTGGCTAAAGATTATATTACTATTAATAACCATAGGTTATACTATTTCAAAATGGGCGACCTTAAAAAAGAAAAAATGATATTAACTGATAACTTTAAATTAGAAGAGTTCCAGTGCAAGTGCGGCTGTGAAATGCCTCGCAATGTAATGGAAAATATATTTAAGCTGTCAGATCAATTGCAAATCTTAAGAGATATATATGGCTCTATACATATTAACAGCGCATAT